TTCTTAGTTTCGAGTAACAACTTAGGGGCATCGTCAGATGATGAACTCTCAGACGAACTTGAGGGTGCAAAGAAGGGTAGAATAATGTCTGCTTTCAAAAGAAATCAGAAGAACAAAACTACATCAAGATTTTTAACAAATGAATTTATCAAGGAGATCGCATAATGGAAATAATTCAAACAATGAACGTGGACAAATTTCAAGATGCTTTATACAACGTTGGCGTGGGCCCATGTGTAAAGTTCGACTGTTCAAGGCACTCAGAATGTGCTGAAGAAAAAGTTGAATGCAAAGCATTTAGATACTGGGTCAATAACGATAGTTATTGGACTAAAAGAAAAGGTAAGAAAACATCAATCGATGTTGATCTTATGAGACTACTTAAACCAATGGAGTAATATTATGTTAAGTATAAAAGAAAAAGCATTGATCGGAGACTTGACAAGAAAGTTTTCATTCAATGAGGAAATTCTCGAAGAGAGAGATAAAGTCTTTGCACAATTCATGATGTCAAAAGAATCTGCTACTGGTCCGTCTAGAGAATGGGCGACTCTTAGCAAATGTGGTTTTGACAATCTAGAAGACATGCATGGATTTGACGGGTTCGATCCAGGGACGGAAAGAAACGTTGAAGTGAAATCTGAAAGTGTCAGAGGTACTAAAGTTGTAACTAAGTTACATGGTGGTATGTCTTGGGGCGGAAAGAAAAAAGAAACTTATGATAAGATTCTGAAAGAGAATCCAATCATAGTTGTATCTGGATTTAACGATGATGGCAAGTGTGTCTATATTGTAAAGTTCGATATGCAAGACTCTAGCATTAGAGACGAGATTGCCAAGGGCATGAAAGCAAGAAAATCTGGAAAAGAAACTGCTATCAAGGCCACATGGACATCGTTCAAAACTGCCGAGTCATTAGAAGTTGTTTATTATGAACCGAGATATGGCGATAACGTAGTCAGAGATTTCAAAACTATTCTTGATACACAATGGACAGAGAAAAGAAAAGCAGAGATGTCCAAGTTAACAAGATCAGAGATGATTGACTTGATCGCACAGAAGTCTAAAGAAGAAGTGTTGGAGTTATTGTTAAAATAATGGTTGACAGTGACCCACACTTTTTAGTATACTATAAAAGATGAGAAGATTAACTGTATTTTTAAAGGAGACTATATGATGAGAGAATACGTAGAATTAGATGGTAAGAAGTTCCATCTCACACCCGACAGAGAAGAATTTCTGTCAGAAGTCCAGAGTAAATACCCTGGCAAAACTGTCTTAACGATAGAAGAGATTGACAATCTATCGCAAAGACCTTACTGGTTGAAGAAAAAAAGATACCCGTTTGCTAACGAAACAAACACTATCTTTGATCTAACACCGTTGTTGTCTGTAGCACATGCTCCAACGACTCCTAGACCCGTACCAACGACACCACAGGTTGTTCCAATGAATGTGTCGACTACGACAAATATGCCAGTGGCCGCTCAAACTCAAGCAGTCAATATTCTAGAAGATAATTTCAAGATTATACCTGAGAAGATGTCAAACTATGTTCCATTCGGACATTTCAAAGATGTAAAGAATATTCTTAAGTCTAAGATATTCTTCCCTGTATTTGTTACTGGTCTTTCTGGTAATGGTAAAACACTTATGATCGAGCAAGTATGTGCTCAACTCAAAAGAGAATTATTTAGAGTCAATATCACAATTGAAACTGACGAAGATGATTTGATGGGTGGTCATACTCTTCAAAATGGTAACATAACTTTCAGAGAAGGTCCAGTTATCAAAGCAATGAGAAAAGGGGCAGTTCTTCTTCTTGACGAAGTTGATCTTGGTTCTAACAAACTCATGTGTCTACAATCAGTTCTTGAAGGTAAAGGTTATCTGATCAAGAAAACTGGTGAGTGGGTATCCCCAAAAGAGGGTTTCACAATTCTTGCTACTGCTAATACTAAAGGTCAAGGTTCTGAAGATGGCAAGTTCATCGGTACTCAGATCATGAACGAGGCAATGCTTGAAAGATTTGCAATTACAATGCAACAAGAATATCCTTCAGTTGCTATCGAAAAGAAAATACTTTCTAAAGAAATGGCACTGACCGGAGATGTCGATCAAGAGTTCTGTGAGAAACTTGTTGACTGGGCAGATATCATTAGAAGAACTTACTACGAAGGTGGTATCGATGATGTCATTACTACAAGAAGACTTGTTCACATTGTCAATGCATTCAGAATGTTCAAAGACAGAATGAAATCAATTGAGATGTGTATCTCTAGATTTGATGAGGAAACTAGATCATCAGTTATCGATCTTTATACTAAAGTCGATGCTGGTGTGAACTTAGAAAACCCTCTTGAAGAATCAGAGACTTCAGAGTATAATGAATACGATGAGAATGTTTAAGAGTAAAATCAATTACAAATATAATGAGGACAAACTTATAAAAGAGTTTGCCTCTTATATTGACAATACTTATGATCAACATTATTCACTCAACAAATACCAATCGACAGAGTTTATTATTGACTCTGGTCATGGTGAAGGTTTCTGTATCGGTAATATTATGAAATATGCACAACGATATGGAAAGAAAGGTGGCAAGAATAGAGCAGACTTGTTAAAAGTTTTGCATTATGCCTTGTTTATGTTACATGTGCATGACAAAGGAGACTTATGAAAATTAGTGAAGAGACTCGAAGTATCTTAAAAAACTTCGCAACGATTAATTCAGGTATCAAAGTTGATTCAGGCAATCAACTCAAGACTATCTCGAATATGAAAAATATACTAGCAGTAGCAAGTATACCAGAGACGTTTGATAAAACGTTTAGCATTTATAATCTAACAGAATTCTTGGGTGCAGTATCACTCATGGAAACACCAGATTATGAATTCAATGATTCAGCAGTATCAATATCAGATAATGATTCTGCAATGACATACTTTTATGCAAGTGAGGGCATGGTAACTTCTCCAGAGAAGATGATCACAATGCCTGATGCAGAAGTTAAGATTGATATGTCGTCTACACTTCTGACCGAATTACAAAAAGCGGCCAGTGTTCTTGGTGTAAACGATCTTGTACTTTCATCAGATGGTACAACAATCAAGTTAGATGTTACTGATAAAAAGAATGCAACTTCAAATACTTTCAGCAGAATAGTTGGTGAAGGTAATGGTGTTTCATTCTCTATGAACTTTAAGATTGAAAATCTCAAAGTCTTAGAAGGCAATTACGAAGTTTTTGTATCTTCAAAAGGTATATCAAACTTTAAAAACAAAGATGTAGACTTAGAGTACTTCATCGCACTTGAACCAGATTCAAAATATAATGTCTAAAGACATATATATTTCTTATAGTGTGATTGATGTGCCAGTCTCCGCATCGACCATGGGACTTGAACATCTCATCAGAAATCCTGGGGTTCAAGGCGATCATTCGGAGGGGTTTGATCTCTTATTATGAATACAAATAATTTTTTATACGTAGAAAAATATCGTCCTCAAACAATTGAAGACACAATCTTACCAGCAAATATCAAGAAGTCATTTCAAGAATTTGTATCTAACGGTGAAATACCAAATCTATTATTATCTGGTTCAGCAGGTGTTGGTAAAACAACAATAGCAAAAGCAGTATGTAATGAACTTGGTGCAGACTTCATCGTTATCAATGGTTCAGATGAGGGTCGTTTGATCGATACACTCAGAACTAAAATCAAAAACTTTGCATCTACAGTATCACTATCTGGTGGTCCTAAAGTTGTAATTCTAGACGAAGCAGATTATATTAATGCCGACTCAGTACAACCTGCATTGAGAAACTTTATAGAAGAGTTCTCTTCAAATTGTAGATTCATCTTTACATGTAATTATAAAAACAGAATCATACCAGCACTTCACTCTAGATGTACTGTTATAGATTTTAACATCACACCAGATGAGAAGCAAAGACTTGCATCAGTATTTCTAGCAAGACTCATGTTGATCTGTGATGATGAGGGTATTACATATGATCAGAAAGTATTAGTTGAACTAATCTTAAAGTTCTTTCCAGACTTCAGAAGATGTCTGAATGAAGTACAAAGATATGGTGCTAGTGGCGTAATTGATAGTGGACTTCTAGCAACGTTGTCCGAAGAGAAACTAACACCACTAATAAATATGATTGCAGAAAAAGATTGGAAAGGTATGCGAAAGTGGGTTGGTCAAAATTCAGATCAAGACTTCAATACCTTATTCAGAAAAATATTTAATGCACTTGAAACTAAGTTAGAACCAGCATCTATACCAGCAAGTGTTTTGATTATTGCAGACTATCAATACAAGTCTGCATTCGCAATGGATTCAGAAATTAATTTTGTTGCTTGTTTAACAGAGATTATGTCGGAGTGTAAATTCAAATAATGGGTAAACTCAGACAATGGTTTCGTAACTGGTTTGATAGACAAATAGAAAAATCATTTCAGAGACAAGCAGACAAACTATTTTTAGATTCACAAAGGAGAAATGATGATGGGACAATATGATTCAGTAGTCGAAACACAAAGACTAATTTTAAAAGCAGAAGCAATGGCAAATGATGTATTGCAAATTCATTCTCATTCACTCACCAGTATGTTTTACGAAACAGAAGAATCATTAAAAGATCATGACCTCGGTGGTGTTATCGATATCAATTATATGGATGGCAGAATCGAGAGAACGAGAGCAGACGGCACTGTATATGTGTTAGTCAAAGGTAAGACTGGAGAAGAACTCATTCATGAGGTTCAGAAACATCTTACAGACTCAGGCGAAAGACTTGAGTAAAAGAAATCCATTTGACTTTGTTAAGAATGTCAGTCATGACAAAGTCGATATTATGGTTGATGCAGTTGAAGAAAAGGCATATCAACCATTCCTCACCAATAGGGCATTGTCCTACCACCAAGACTCAGTCTATCTTATTAACGAGATGAACTGTAACCACCAGTTGGATAATCGTCTTCAGTATTCATTTTTAATAAATACTCTTAGAAAAAGAAGGCGATTTTCAAAATGGCAAAAACCTTACGAAAGTAAGAAATTAGATACAATTAAATCCTTTTACGGTGTATCGACTCAAAGAGCAAAAGAGTATCTTGAGTTAATAGATGATAAGCATTACCGTGAATTGAAAGAAAGTATGAATTTTGGTGGCACAAACAATGGACGAACAGACACTAGTAAATAATCTAGTAGAAATAAAATTTCAAGAAAAAGACGATTTCCTAAAGATAAGAGAAACTCTTACACGTATTGGCGTTGCCAGTAGAAAAGAACAAGAACTCTTTCAATCATGTCATATACTGCACAAAAAAGGCAAATACTATATTGTGCACTTCAAAGAACTATTCCAATTAGATGGCAAAACTGCTAACATAGATGAGTCAGATATTGGACGTAGAAACTCTATTGTCGATCTTTTAAGACAATGGAACTTAGTCGAAGTATTAAATCCACAACAAGTAGTAGAACCCAGAGCACCATTATCACAGATAAAGATAGTATCTTTTAAAGATAAAAGCAACTGGAAACTCACTACAAAATACTCAATCGGCAACTCTAACAACTAAATAATAGTCAGGAGGAAACAAATATGTTTTCAGGAATAATAGACTTTGTTATGGGAATATGGAACCTCTTTATGATAGTTCCAATAGTTATATCAATATGCTCGGTGATAGTATCATTAACACCGACCCCAAAAGATGATAAACTTTGGGCAAAAGTATATGTGTGGTTAGAAGTCTTTGCATTAGCAATAGGTAAAGCAAAAGATAAAAACCCTCTTTTAAATAAGTAACATTTGTGATATACTAGTCGTACTAATATTCGAATAGGAGTAAATTATGGAATATATTATAGGATTGATTGTATTGGCAGTAGTTGTCTATGCTTTCTTTGGTAATAAAAGTGATACAGATTCAGTTAGTACAACTGTTTCTACACCTGCACCAGTATCTGCTCCCGTGGCAGATGCCAACAAGAATGGTATAGTTTCTAAAGCAGAACTTAAGAAACTTACTAAAGTGCAGTTAGTTGAATATGCTGATAAAAAAGGACTTAAGATCAAAAGATCTGGTACTAAAGCATCAGTGATAAACGACATTCACACACAATTATAATAGTTTAACTATAAACAATTGTTAGGGGACTCGAAAGAGTCCCTTTTTTTATGTGAACTAGTTCACAATTTATATAAATAATTGCATGGAAGATTTGTTATTATTAATTGAAGAAGTGGGTGTACCAATTGCTGGTTCGATAGTAATGGCATTTTTCATCTTCCTAACACTACGTTACATTTTAGAAGGTGTAGCAGATGACGTGAAAACATTAACTGGTATGGTATCAATGTTGGAAGACAGGGCCAGAGTAATGAATAATGAAATTATTAAAATCGATTTACTAATATCTCAAGCACTCGAACTTCAACCAGACCTAGAAAGAGTAGCAAGAAGTGAGAACTTTATTGAAGATGGTTCAATTGATGCTCGGAGAGATTAATGGTCGAAGAACTAGTTAAGATTGTAAACGATTTTGGATTTCCTGTTGTTATGGCATTAGGTATGGGTTACTTTATATACTTCATTTGGCAATATGTTACTGAAGAATTAGAACCCAAGATTGATAAGCAGAGAACAACACTTATCAAACTGATCGATCAGATGCGAATGCTTGATCAAGATCAGATTCGTCTTCAGCAAAAGTTGAATACGGTATTAGAAATAAGAAGGAATAGAAAACGTGAAAAGAATAATAAGTCTTAGCATAATATTATCACTGCCCATCATGGCAGATGAGATCAAATTTGGATTTAAGAATCCATCATTTAGTGGCATAGGAACAGGTGCTCACTATCTTACTATTGAGAACCAAGAGTTCTCTCGTAAAAAACAAATTGAAGATGCTCTCGAATCCGCACGAAAGGCCGCAGAACGAGAGGCGGAAAATACAACCCTAGCAAAATTTATTAGAAACTTGGAATCAAGAATCTATGCACAGTTTGCCAAGCAATTAGTAGAATCAATGTTTGCAAATGATAACCCTGCAGGGTTTGGATCATTTGCTTTAGAAGGAAATATAATTACATGGGAAGTAATAACAGATGAATCTGGTGCCGAGTTTATCAGATTGACAGTTGTATCAGAAGATGGAACTGAAACAGTATTAGAAATCCCAGTTGGTACTGGTAACTTTGGTCAAGACCCTGATACAGGTGGTTCTGACGGAGGCGGATAATGCTCAGATCAGTTCTCTTAGCAACAATGATTGTCCTCACAGGGTGTGCATCAGTGCCGAAATGGTCAGACAATCCAGCGGACTGTGCTTATGAAACAGGCAGATTTGAAGAGGGTTGGAGCAGAGACGTTGTAACTGGTATAGCAAAATCAGTAACAAGAAAATACATATGTGTTGAAGGTCCAGAAGTTGTTAAACTTCCATCATATATCGATCTATTAAATTTACCACCAGCAAAAGAACGACCAGTCGTTGCAGTATATAATTTTATAGACAAAACAGGACAAAGAAAATCAGTTGATAACATAGCATCTTTTTCTACAGCAGTAACGCAAGGTGGTGTAGAAATGGTTATCGATGCATTAAAGACAGCAGGAAAAGGAACATGGTTTCGAGTTGTCGAAAGAAATGGTATAGATGCACTAGTTAGAGAGAGACAGATTATAAGATCAGCACGTCAAGACTATGCTCGTTCTACGGGTGAAGAAGTCGAAGACGTACAACCACTTTTATTTGCTGGCATAATAATAGAAGGTGGTGTAATTGGTTATGATTCCAATTTGATGACAGGTGGACGAGGCGCACGAACACTTGGAATTGGATACACGAAACAGTACAGGCAAGATGCAGTTACAGTTTCTATGAGAGCAGTTTCAGTTCTCACAGGCGAAGTTTTGTTAAACGTTCAGACTCGTAAGACGATTCTGAGTTACGGATCAGGTGGAGATATTTTTAGATTCATCGAACAAGGAACTCAGTTAGTAGAATACGAAGATGGAATTGGTAATAATGAATCCGTGACTTATGCTACGAGAACGGCAATTGAAGCGGCCGTTCTTGAATTAATCTACCAGGGACACGATAGAGGTTTCTGGGTTATCGAGGGAGATCATAGACACCCACACGGAAGTGATGGGAAGAATGATAAACACCCTCTAGGAGAAAACGAAAATGAATAAAATACTATCTTTAGTATTATTAATGTCGACAACATTTGTTTTCGCGGCGGCCACTGATGATAACGAAGTAAAAATAACCCAAGTCGGGGACACTTTGAAACTTTACATTGATCAGGTAGGATTTGGTAACAAAATAGGTGGAAATGATG